CTCCTCGCGCACGGTCACTGCGACCGCGCCGTCGGCCCGCCGCTCAGCTCTGATGATCTCGGCCACACTCTCACCCCATCGGCGGCAGCTTGCCCTCGCGCCGCCACGCCTCGAACTGGAGCAGCGTCCGCAACAGGCACCAGCGCACGCTACCGACCGTGTAGTTCGTCATGCCTCGCACGGTGATCCGCAAGCCGTACGGACCGCCAGGCACGACATACCACTGCCGTACGCAGACGGTGGACCCGCCATAACGCCCCTGCTCCGCGTAGAGTTGGCTGAGCAGCGCCATCTCAGTGGAGGCCGTCGGCACCGACCACACGGGCTTGATCGGCGGCGGGACGGGGGCGGGCGTCGCGGACTGCGACCGTCCGCCTATCGCCAGGCAGATGCCGAGTCCCAGCATGGCGATGGCTGCTCCTTGGTGATCGCGTCCCCATCGGTCACGCTTGAACATCCCGCAACCCCCTCAGCAGCGCCCACAGCGGCGCCGCCCACGCGAGCGGCACCAGGAACGGCCAGAGCAGCTCGGCCGGCCATGGGAGGGTCACCGGAGCAGCGCCCTGAACTTGCGGGTCGCATAGACCGAGACCTTGGCCGCCACGCTCTCCGGCGTCATGGGCGCATCGCCGAACTCGGTGCGCAGGAACTCCGCGATCTCGGCCTGGCCGAACGTCGCCAGTGCGGCGCGTATCCGCTCGCCGAGCGGCCGGTCGTCAGCGCTGCCAGAGATCACATCGGCCGCGATCACCTTGGCGACGTCCATGACCGGTGACGGGATGCGGCCCCCAACCAGTCGACTCCACAGTCCGCCCATGTCGGCCCCCTAGCTGCCGGTTGCCGGCGTGCTGCCCTTGGTGCCATTCGTCCTGCGGAGCATCTCGGCGTTCCACCGTCCCTGCTCTTCCCAGCGCGCCGCGGTCTGCTGCTCATGGTGCCGGATCGACTCGGCCTGCTCGGCGCAGTGCGCGGCGATCCGGTCCTCGAGGCGCGTGAACGCGACGGTCACCTCTTTGAGCACAGGGAGCATCCGGTACAGCAGCCAGATGATCGGCCCCAACGCGCCGAGCTGCGCGAGCACCTGCCAAGTCGGCTCCGTCACAAGGCACCAGTCCTGTCGTCCGCGGATGAGTTCTACCCAGTGAAACTGTCCACCCGGTCACGCGTTCGCGACCACACCGCCGCCCACTTCGTCCGATACCGCTCCCAGCCGGCGCAGTAGTTCGCGCGCCGCTGTGACTCGCTCTCGCCCTGGTGCTCCTTGCGGTAGTGCCACCCGTTGTGCACGAGCTCCACCTCGGGCCGGTACCAGCAGTGCTCGCCGAGCCCGAACCGCACCTGGCTGCACAGGTCCAGGTCCTCCCACGTGTTCCGGGGGTACTCCGTGTCGATCCGCAGCCCCTGGCGGAACAGCTCCAGCCGCATAAACTGGCACGCGCCAGGCACGTGATCGCAGACCGAAACACCCCCCCCATCCCCCTCGCGGTGTTTCATTGAGCATTCGGGACCAAGGTCGGCGCCGGCCCACCAGACCGACCCATCTGGGTAGCGCATTCTCGGGCCGCTGATCCCATCCACGTGCACGCTCGCCAACGTCAGCAGCCACTCGCCCGGCGGAGGGAGCATGTCCCCATCGAACCAGCAGATGAACTCCGCATCGGTGGCCAGCGCCCGCTCAACCAGCCGCGCCCGCGCGCTCGGGTAACCCTGGTTCCGCGGCCAGCGCTCATACTCGATCGGGATGCTCCACTGCGCGTCTCCGATCATCGCCTCGGTGCCGTCCGTGCTGCCGTCATCTTGGATGAGCACCTGCAGCCGCACGCCCGCGGCCCACTCCAGCCCGCGCAAGCAGCGCTCCAGATGGTCGCGGTAGTTGTAGACGGGGATGCACAGCGCGATCCGCGGCTCATCGGTCCGGAGCTTCGGCGTCGGCGGCGCTAGCTTCACGCCGACGAGTTCGAGCTCGCGGAGTACCGTCGCCGCCGTCAACTCCGGCGTGAACCACCGGCACGTGCGCTCCATCGCGCCGACCATCGGGATGGTCGGCTCTCGCAGGTTGTAGGCCGTGCGCAGCGCCTCGCGGATCTTCCCCGGCCGCGGCCGCCCGAGCGGCAGGCCTTTCGCGATCTCGGGATCGAGGTAGATGTCCGACTCGCCCATCGGCTCCGTGTCGCACGGGATCAAGATGGCGTTCTCGTCCGTCAGGAAATCCCGGTGGCCGCTGTAGTCGGTCACGACGATCAGCGCCCCGCAGGCCATGGCCTCCAGGCATGGCAGGTCCCAGCCCTCCATGCCGGCTACGCTCACGTATGCGCCAGCCGCGCCATAGAGCGCCGAGAGGCTTTGCTCCGCCACCGTGGCGGTCGAATAGACGACAGGCGCGTGGAGGCCCCCGAACGGCGCCAGCCACTCACGCAGCTGATCGCCGATGTCGCGTCCCCAGTTGTGGAGCTGTGTCTTGATGAGCAGACCGACTGCGTCATCCGGCGCGAACTCCTGGCAATAGGCTCGCACCAGATCAGCCACGCGCTTACGCGGCTGCATCGCCGAGCAGTGGACGAACCAGAACCGCTCCGCCTCTCGGTACTCGTGGGTGCTGCCCCAGCGCTGCGATGCCGGCACAGCCGGATGCCAGACGGCGGAACTCATCACCGAGTGCGGCAATGCGTGCCCGCGCCATCGGAGCGAATGCAGGTTCGGGTCGTGGCTGATCGGCAGCGGTCGGATGCGCTTCACGCCGTACTGCATCTGCAGCCGGCACGATTCGGTCGAGAGCCCCAGCAGCAGCGCGACTGCGTTCTTCCGCCTGATCTCATACGTGTCGAGCCGCCACGAGTCTACCGGGTCGATCCGCACTAGCGCACCCGCCCGCGTCCGCGCGCCGCGGCCCCACGGCCCCCAGCCGATCACCGCCTCGCCCGCGTCTGCCTCCGCCTCGTTGGTGCACGTCCTCGGCTCATACCCCAGCCGCCTCAGCCCTGCGGCGATGCGCTCCTGCACGTGCCGCACCGAGCTGTGCGGCGGGCCGGCACTCGTCACCGCCAGGGTCAGTGGCTGCGTCGGATCGGTCACGGGCGCATCCGTCTGCCGGAGCTTGTGGCAGCGCGCCTGCAGGCCCTCCTGCGCGCGGAGTGTGCGCATCTGGGTCGTCAGCGTCTGGGGCATCAGCTCTCCTCGTCCTCCATGCCGGTCGTGGTCCCGCCGGCGTCGTAGACCATTACCGCGTGGATGGTCGAGAGCGCATCGCCGACCTCGTCCTCCTGATGGCTCTCATGTGCGACGTGCACGATCTGCCAGATCGACCCATCGGGGATGTCGTGGTCATCGTCATAGCCGTTGATCTGCACGAACGCGTCGGGTCGCAGCTCCGGGCGCAGCGGCCCCGTCCACTGAACGAACTGCTGCATCCGGTAGTGGTCGCGGATGAACCGCGTGAATGCCTCGACCGGGGAGTCGGCGTCGTCCTCGACCATCACGCGGTTCCAGTCATCACCGATGCTAGCCAGCCGCTCAGCATCCGACTCCACTGCAATGTAGGCCTGCCGGTACCGGCTGGGGCCATAGATCGCGAGGAGCCGATTGCGGAACTCCTCCGCCGAGTTGGTGGGCTCTAGACGATAGATGTCGTCCTCCGGATTGGCGGTTGCATGGTCGAGTGTGAACGCGATGGCGCTGATGCCGTGGCTGTAGTCTGGCGTGCCAGCGTCGACGAACAGCCGACCGTTCCCGTCGTCATCGAAGCCGACCCGCAGCCCCGTCGCCTTGCAGACCTCATCGATGTGCTGCAGCCAGCCGTCGCCATCCTGTGGCGCCAGGTTGGGCTGGCTCGGCAACTCGGCCAGCGGGATGATGAGATCGGCCACGCCGATCGCCACGCTCACTGTGCCGCCGAACCCGGTCCGGTTCGCGACCGCGGTGATCCAATCAAGCACCGTGCGCCCGCCGGCCTGCCGGAAGTACTCGACTTCTTTGCGCCGGAGCCGCACCTCATCGAACGTGGCAAACTCCACGGTCAGCGCATGGGGCTCGGTCGCGTTGGCGTCGGTGGTCCGCTTGAGCCCACCGGGTGGAATGTAGCCCGTGGCGATCTCCCGCGCCTGTATGGCATAGCTCGCCAGGGGGTCCCACCCGAGCGTGAGCGAGGCCTTGCCGTTGACCCGCCAGTCCGTATAGAGAGGCGTCTGGGACTGTCGGAAGAAGGCCTGGCCGCGGCCGTTCCGGTAGGTCACGTCCATCTCCCAGGTGTTGCCGACCATGTTGCCCTGGCCCTCGGTAGTGCTGATGGTGCCGTCCTCCCAGTCGATCACGGCTGGAATGTCCATGGTGCAGTACCACACGATCGGCCGGTAGTACTGCGCCCCCTTTTTTGCCGGGTTGCCGTCCTCATCCTCGGTGAGCGTGAACGTCAGCAGCGGCTTACGGTAGCGGCCGAACATATAGGCGCCCTCGGTGGTCACGGTCCAGCCGACGGCCGGCTGATAGACGTGCCCCCAGGTCGTGGCAGTCGCCCACTGCGCCAGCACGTTGTAGTCGGGCGCGCCATCAGTGAACCGGCTGAGCCAGTGCTCGCGGACTGGCGAGGCCGACCCGGTGGTGTAGCGGATCGGCGTTAGGTTCACAGCGGTGACGGCGCCGCAGACGGTCAGCGTCACGTCCGCGCCCTGCGTCAGCCGGATGTCGCGGCGGAAGCAGTGCCAGTAGTCATCGCCGTCGCTGTTGCGGATCAGGAAGTGCGCCCCGGTCGACGCGGAGAGGGCAGTGCCCGATGCGTCATATGCGTTGTTGAGCGCATACTCGAACACCCACGTCTCGCGCCGCTCGCCCTGCCGCATCGCGCAGCCGCCGCGTCCGCGCGAGATGATGGTGCCGTCGGTCAGGTAGGCATATCCCGGCGTCGCCGGCGCGATCGCGTGCAGGAACGGCTCGCGCAGGCCGTAGTCGGCATCCTCCATCGGCAGCACAAAGCTGATCTCGCCGGCATCCCATGCCTCCGTGCTTTGGTTATAGACCTCGCCTTGCATCGTCACGGCCACGTAGACAGGCACGCCCTGACCGGGCGGCGGCGCCGAGCGCACGAGGCTGAGCGCGAAGTTCGGGTAACTCCCAGTCGGCATGTCGATCGTCAGCGTGTGCTTCGCTGATGCCTCGCTGCTGTAGACCTCGCCGTCGGTGCACTCGACCCACTTCACCGTGGGGTTGCCGCTCTGGTTGACAAGCCGCCACGGGTCGGCCGGCGTCAGCGTCATGTCCCGCGGCGAGGTGTCGCCCTTCGGCCCCATCGCGCGCAGCGGTGCGATGTACTCGCACCCCATGCCCTGCCATGGGCCCTGGCTCGACTCGGGATCGAACCGCCAGTCGAGGCTCGTCCCGAACTGCGAGATCATCCCATCCGCGTTCGGGGGCTGCACGCCGAGCGCCGCGGTGGTGCTGACGAGGGCCATTAGGCTGAGACCACCTCCGAGAACCCGGCGCTGTAGGAGCGGCAGCGGTAGAACCGCAGGTCGCCATCCTGTGAAACTGCCACCACCACGCCACGATCGTCCGCGACCACGATGGACGATCGCGGCTTCTCGGCGCCCTCAGCGACCGCAGCGTCGCAGACATCCAGCTTGGTCACGCCAACGGCCAGCGCCTCCTCGGAGAGATCCGTCTCAGAAGAGGCCGCAAAGCGGACGTGATCGCTCTCCCAGCCGCAGCAGTAGGTGACGCCGTTCCGCTGGCAGATGTCGCCGTACTGGTAGCCGCTCCCGATCGCCATGGTGATCGTGCTCCAGGTCGCGCCCCGGTCGCGCGAGCGCGCGAATACGGTGCCCTCGTTGTAGGTCGCCGCCACCAGCAGCCCGCCGTCATCGAGGCATGCAATGGACGGCCATTCGTAGCCGCGGGCGCCGCCAAACGGCCGCTCGACCCAGACAGTCTCGTTGGCCTTCGGGTCGAGGTAGCCGACATGCACCCGCGTGTCTCCGTCGGTCGCGGTGATCCACACGACGCCACCGGCGTCGATGTCGAGGTTCGGGTACCAGATGGTCTCGTCGAAGCTCCCGACCCACTGCCGGAGCTCGTTGTAGACCTTCAGCCAGCTCGTGATGCCAGCCGAGCTATCGGTCGTGGTCGCCGCGATGCGCCACTGCTCCCGGCCGCCGCCCAGCCCCTTGCGGCTCCACCGTCCCCAGTCGTCTGTGGTGTCAGTCTGGAGTTGCACGATCGTCCCGTCAGCCGGGTTGCGCTCGAATGAGTAGACCGAGGCATTCGCTACGCGGCCGTTTGCGTCCCGGACGCACCCGTGTGTGTTGCCGCGGACGTGCTTCCGGACAATGCACGGCAATGGAACCCCTGCGCAGAGGTAGACCCGCCCGACCCGCGGCTTGACGGGCACGATGGTTTCCGTGCCGTCGCTGGCGATCTCGAGGTCGAGCACCTCGCAGACGTCGCCAGTGTAGAGCGTCCCGCCGAGCATGTCGTTCTTGTCGCCGTCCCAGAAGGCCGCCTGGTAGGTCGCGTGGCTCGGATCGCATGCGAACCCTGTGTAGTCCTCGCTGGTGGGGTCGTCGACAGTACCGACCGACATGCCCTCCTGTCGCGCCAGCGTGATGAACCAGCTCGACAGGGCGACCATCCGATCCATGATGATGCCGGTGTTCACGCCGGTCAGGCGGTCGCAGAAGTCGAGACCCTCCTCGCCGCAGAGTGTCACCGCCTCATCTGGCGGGTTGCAGCACCGCTGCCCATCCGCAGTGGTTCGGAGCGCGATGTAGCAGATCGGCAGCCCGGCCGATGGCCGCGGGAATGTTGCCGTCAGAGTCGTCTTCCCGCCGGCCATTCCGTCAGGTGTCTTGGCCACGAGCTGCAGACTCGTGAGCTTCCACTGCCAATCGCCATCGCCGTTGAACCCGCTGATCTCGATGCCGTCGACGTGCTGGAGCTTGATGTCCTGCTCCCTTGCCAGGTCGACATAGACAGTGCCAGCACCGGCCCCGAACTCCACGTCGTACTCGAGCACCTGGCCGGCCGTCCGGGTGACGCCGCTGGCGATGTAGTCCTCGGTGCGTGTTGACCCGGTGACGCGCGTGTCCGTCACATCGAGCAGCGAGTAGAGCACCCGCAGCGTAAGCGTGACGGCCTTGTCCGAGTCGTAGCCGATAGCGATGACGGGGAACTGGCACCAGTTCCAGATGTCGCACGTCTCCAGGTGCAGCAGATAGCGGTACACGGCCGGCAGGTCGTAGGTCTCGAGCCCGACGTTGATCAGCCAGGCATAGTAGTCCGCGTCCTCGGCCGCCGCCGGCATCGTCAGGAACGTTCGGCTTATCTTCCCGTTGCTTGTGGTCGAGCCGACATCGACCGTGGTGGTCTCGCCGGCCTGGCTCACGGCCATTCCAGGGCTGCTCGTGGTCCACGCACTCGGCAGGCTTGTGGCGTCCAACGGCTTCTGCACATTGAGCGAGGCCGCCCGGCCGACCTTGAACCCATCCCAATGCCAGTCCGGCCACTCCTCGCCCTCGGCGAGCGTATGGTCCAGGCCGCGCTCCTCGATGGTGCATGGCAGGTCAGTCGGGTCAACGTTCTCGTAGTTCGCCGCCGCCCACGCTGCGTTGACCATCGGCGAGAGCGACCACGGCCTGACGTACCCCGTCTTCCAGGAGTAGTTCCAGTAGGTCCGCCGCTCGACGTAGTGGGTGCTGACCTGATCGACCATGCTCTCGGTCTCGGGGTCAGGGTAGTTCCGCGGGACGTCGAACTCCATGGCTCCGCCGGTGCCGCCATAGGGCCCGGAACTCCCGCTGGCCTCAACGCCCCAGTCGAAGCCCTGCAGGTCGAAGTCGATGATGACCGGCGCATAGACGGTGGCTAGGAACGTCACGCCACCCGATGGCACGTCCGTCCAGTCGTCGACGTAGAGCACCAGCGCGCCGTCTTCGCCGACGCAGCGGCATCCGCCTGAGGTCTCCGAGAACCCGGCGAAGCTGACTGCATACTCCTCGCCGAGGATCGTGAACTTGACGTTCGAGATCCGCCCGACCTCACCGCTAATGGCGATGCTCGGACCAAATGCCAGCCAGACGCTCACGGCGGCGATGTCTGTCGTTCCGCCGCCGCTAGGCGCCCAACTGGGTACCATCGTCTGATCAGTGACGGTCCGAGAGCACACATCGGCATCAAGCGAGAGGTCATAGTCCGGGCTGCCCCATGCGTGCTTCATTCCGAGGTGCATTGGATGACATGGCGAGCTCGGCCCATTCTCGTAGTCGGGCATGGGCTCGCTGTCCCGCATCTTGTACAGGTACATCGTGCCCATGGTGCCGAGACAGGTGACCGTATAGTCCTCGGGGCCCGTGTAGATCCACGGGTCCAGCACCGTCTCCTGCTCCCACGTCCCAACGGTCACATATCCGACTGTCGGTGGCATCCCGCCAATGGTCGCCCGCAACCGCTGTTCGGTCGGGCCCGGCGGAAACCCACCGGGCGCATACAGGTACCAGTCGTACGCCACGCCACCTCCGGGTCCGCTGAGACCCGCCGAGATCGTCGGCGCGTTGGGAGGGGGAGGCGGCGGTGATGTGATGTGCGGAGTGTACTCATCGAGCTGGCTGAACTTCACCTCGGCGCTGAACCCAAGCGATCCGCTCTTCGTGGTCTTCGCGAATGCCACGGCTCACTCGCCCCGTCGCACGCGGTAGGGCCCACGCCGCCAGTGGATGTCGCGATGCGACTCGGGGTCCTGAGCATGGGCGAACGAGCGGGCGCGCATCATCTCGGCGAGCAGCCCATCAAACGAGGCGTCCGGCTTCTCCCTAGTCCCTCGCTGCGGTGGCCAGTCTGGGCGCGTCGCCATGCGGGCCTCCGTCAGTACTGCGGGATCACGCCGAGCCGGCTCTGCTGGCGCCGTGCGTCGCGCTGCACCGTCGCCGAGTGCTCGGCTGAGTCGCTCTGCACGCGAACGGTCAGGTCCATGCCGGGGGAACGCTGCTCGCTTGGCGGAGGTCCTCCAATGCCGAGGTACTTCTGGCCAGCGCCCCTGGCTGCTTCCACAAGTCGGCGCGTCCCTGTGGCCCACCAGCCTATCGGGCCTGGTATCGCCTCGATCGGGTGCTCAAGGATCGACGTGAACTTATTGAACGCGGGCCCCTGCAGCTTGAGCAGCATGTCGGTGATCTTGATGATGTTGTCAGCGAACCGCGTCATCCGCTCGATGTTCTCCTCCGAGAATATGTTGTCGAGTGCCTTCTGGATGCTCGGGGCCAGCGTTGTGAGCGCCTGCCCGATCTGAGCCAGCGACGTCTGCACGCTGAGCAGAATCTCCGACAGCCGCGAGCTCGGATCGGAGAGTTGCTGCATGAGCCACTGCATCGAGCCGCCGATCGTCGCCACGGCATTCTGGATGCCGGTGACCAGGTTGGTCAGGAACGTGTTGATCGCGCTGCCCTCAGTCTGCAGTTGAGTCGCGAACCAGATGACACCGTTCGCCGCGCCGAAGAGAGTGTCGATGAGCGTGTCGAGGAAGCCGCTTAGTGCAGGCCCGCTCACCTGGTTGATCATCCCGAACAGCCAGTCGAATATGGCTAGCGCCTTCGTGCCGAACTCCTGGATCTTCGGGATGATGGTCGGCAGCGATTCAGCGATGTTCCACAGCAGTTGCGGGATGCGCTCAAGCATGATCGGCAGGGCAGCGAGTGCGCGCTCGGCGAATGCGACCAAGACCGGCTGCAGCCGCTCAAGCACGGGGCCAAGGCGTTCGCGCAGCGCGTCAACGAATCTGGTCATGTAGTCGAGGGCCGGCTTCAGCACTGGCATCAGCGCTGTTCCGATGGTGGCCGCGAGGTTCTGGAGTGCGCCGACGAAGGTCGACCACTTGCCGGCCAGCGTGGTCGCCATGCGGTCCATCGCTCCGGCGAAGCGCGAAGACATGATGGACGCCAGGGCGGCCTTCAGTGCCTCAAGCGCGCTCTCTCCCATGTAGGAGATCCCACCTGCGCCCTTCTCAGCCCCCGCTTCCAGCAGCATCCTCGTGCTGATGCCGAACTCCTTGAGCCGTTCGAGCCCGCCGCCGCTCACGGCATCTGCGATGGCCTCGACCCCGTCGACGACCGACTTGCCCATCGACGCGGCCATGTCGCCGATCATCGGGAGCCATTGCTTGGCCGAGAGCCCGTAGTTCTCGAGCCTGGCCACTGCCTCGATCGTCTCTCCGGTCGAGAACGGAGTCACATCGGCGAACTTGCGCGCCCAGTCCAACATGCTCTGGGCTGCCTCCGGTGACTTCAGCGCGGTCCAAAGCTTGTGGAACTGCGTCTCTACGTCCGCCGCCGCGGTCGCGGCTTTGATGGCCAGGTACCCTAACGCCGCCGTCACCGTCCCGCCGACGACCGCAGCCATCCGCAGGCCGGAGCTGACCACGTTCGCCATGGCGGAGGCGATGGATCCGAGCGCGCCAACGACCTTGCTGGCGACGCCTGTGACCGTGCTGCCGATCCGGCCGACAATGGCGAGTGCCTTGCCGACGGGGCCCGTCACTGCGCCGATGGCCGACATGATCCCGCCGAGGCCGCCGCCACCGCGGCGCGTAACGGGTGCCTCCATTCCGCCGCCGCCGCCACCGGGCAGGTCGATCTTCGGTGCGTGGAGTTTGGAGAGCTGCGAC